GGCCTGCAGTATTCGGAAGAAGACGCGCAGGAGCTGATCAGCCGTGGCCAGGCGCCGCTGGTGTTCAATCTGATCAAGCCGACCATCAACTGGCTGCTGGGGACGGAGCGTCGGACGCGCATCGATGGGAAGGTACTGCCGCGCGAGAAGAACGATGAAGAGAATGCGGAAACCAAGACGAAAATTCTCAAGTATCTGAACGACGTCAACCGCACCCAGTACGCGCGCAGCGACGCATGGGCATCGTGTGTCATTGCCGGTCTCGGCTGGCTGGAAGACGGGATCAATACCAATCCCGAGGAAGAGCTGCTGTACAGCCGGTACGAGAACTGGCGGTACGTGTATCACGACTCAACGGCGTCGGAACGCGACCTGCAGGATGCTCGGTACCAGTTCCGGTTCCGCTGGATGGATCTGGATGTCGCGATCGCGCTGCTGCCTGGTCATGAGGCCGCTCTGAGGCATGCCGCCGTCGATTCGGACGCCCTTGCCGTCGATGAAGACGACATTTTCTATCTGGGCATGCGGGTCAACGGCGAGATGGCCGGCGTCAACGGGCTGCCGATGCGCCGGAGCTTCGTATCAGCGCCTGGCACTGTGCTGAACCGACGCCAGCGGGTAAAGGTCTGGGAAGGCTGGTACCGGGAACCGAAGCAGGTCAAGATGATCCGCGGCGGCCGATACCACGGCGAGCTCTACGACCCGAACCATGCTGGTATGGCCGAAGATGTTGCCGGCGGCTACTGCTCGGTCGTGACGCATGCCCGCATGCAGATGCGTTGCGCGCTGTTCACGGAAAGCGAAGTGCTGTTCGATGGCGAAAGCCCGTATCGGCACAACCGGTTCCCGCTCACGCCGATGTGGTGCTACCGGCGCCGCCGGGATGGCATGCCGTATGGCGTCATCCGCGACATCCGCGACGCACAGGAAGACTACAACAAGCGCGCATCCAAAGCGCTGTACATCCTGTCCACCGTCCGGGTGGTGATGGATCACGATGCCGTCGAGGACATTGATGAGCTACGCGCGGAGGTGGCGCGGCCAGATTCCGTGATCGCCAAGAAGCGCGGGTCCGATCTCAAGATCGACCAGGACAAGCAACTGGCGCAAGAACATCTGCTCCTGATGGACCGCAACGCCAAGATGATCTACGACACTGGGGGCGTGACGGAATCGAATCTTGGCCGGGGCGAGGATGCAAAATCCGGCGTTGCTATCGGCAAGCTCCAGGACCAGGGATCAATCGTCACAGCGCCGCTGTTCGACAACATGCGGTATGCGATTCAGACGCAATCCTCGATCCAGCTGTCGCTGATGGAGCAATTCTATACCGCCGAGCGGGTGATTCGTATCGTCGGTGAGAACAAGCCGATCGAGTGGCTGCCGATCAATCGCTACGATCCGACAACCGGCCGGTTCGTCAACGACATCACGGCGTTTTCCGCCGATTACATCGTTTCGGAACAAGATTTCCGCGCATCGCTTCGGCAGGCGATGTTCGAAACCATGATGGACTTGATTTCGAAATTGCAGCCGGAGATCGGCTTGGCGCTGCTCGACATGGTGATCGATTTCGCCGACGTGCCGAACAAGGAAGAGATCGTCGCCCGGATCCGGAAGATCAATGGCCAGAAAGACCCATCGGTCAAGCCGACCCCACAGGAACAGGCTGCACAGCAGAAGGCGGAACAGGACGCACAGGCCCTCAAGGATCTGCAGATGCACCAGCTGACGGCGGAGTTGCAGAAGACGCTGGCGGAGGTGCAGCGCATCGCCGCGCAAGCCGCGCAGACCAATGCTGCAGCTATCCGCGAAGGCGTCACGGCAGCGTACGAGGCACTACAGGGCGCCCAGATCGTTTCCACGATTCCGAATGTCACGCCAGTGGCCGACGCGATCCTGGCCGGAGCCGGCTACAAGGATCAGGGCGGGCAGGATCCGGACCTGCCGGCACCGAATGGCGCTTTGCCGGCGATGACGCCGCAGGACGCGCACGGCGACTTCGTTGGTGCAGCGACGAATCCAGACCCGGCAGCATCCCAACCGGGAGCGCCGCCCGCTCAACCGGGAGCGCCTGGCCCCGACCAAGCAGCCGGCGCACAGGCCGGTATCGAAACTCTCAGAAATGATGGAGTGCAGCAATGAGCAAAACGAAGAGCATCAACGTAGTGGCGTCGGACAGCGACCAGAAGTGGCGCGCCGAGTCGGATCTGGACTGCCTGATGCGGGCTGCCGAGATCAAGGCCGATGCGAAGCGGCTGAAAGCAGCCATGGCGATCGCTGAAGAGCGCCAGAGGCAGCTGAACGGTGTGAAGGATGAGGTGGTGGAAGACGCCGCCGAAGCCAACGGCAAGAAGTGAGCGGGAATTTCCCCGCATTCATAACCAACGGAGAACGACCATGTTTGATGATGAAGACCTGTCCGGCCTGTCCGAAGAAGAACGCGCCGCGATTGTCGGCGATTCCGACAACGAGAAGGCTGCCCTGCAGGCGGCGATCGACGAAGGTACGCAGGCGCTGAAGGCAGTCAGCGGCAGCGATGACGGCGAAGATGGTGACCAATCCGTCGCTACCGGCAACGATACGCCGGCCGGAAGCCAGGGCGACGATCAGCAACCGGGCGCCGCGGCCGCGCCGGCGGTGGAAAGCGCTGCAGCAGCCGCTGAAGCCGCGAAAGTAGCGTCGCCGGAATCGCGCGAGAGCTCCACGAATCCTGGCTTCGTGCCGATGTTCAATGCCGACCCGGTCGACGGCTTCGACGACAAGATGCGTGCGCTGAATGAGGACAAGGCCAAGGCATTCAAGCAGTTCACCGACGGCGAGATTGATGCCAGTGCCTATGCGCAGGCAGAGCAGAACTACCTGGACCAGCGCGATCAGCTCCGCTCAGCAAAGGAACGCGCGGAACTGGCCAACTCGATGAAAGAGCAGACCGAGCAGCAGCGCTGGATGTGGGAAGTCGATCAGTTCAAGAAGACCGCGCTGCGCGCCGACGGCGTCGATTACAAGGAAGACAAGTTCAACAACGCGCTCGATCGCTGGGTGAAGGTGCTGGCCGCCGACCCGGAAAACGCCGAGCAGAGCGGCGAATGGTTACTGAACGAGGCGCACAAGAACGTGATGCTGCAGTACGGCGTGACGAAGCCGGCAACCGCAGCGGCTGCCAGTGCCGCCGCGGCGCGCCAGGGCCGCCAGCCGGATTTATCAAAGATTCCGCCGGCGAATCTCGCCAAGGTGCCGGCGGCAGCTGAAGGCGACAGTGGAAGCAGCGAGTTCGCGCATCTCGACAATCTGGAGGGGATCGCGCTCGAGCGCGCGCTGGCCAAGATGTCGAGCGAACAGCAAGAACGGTACTTGGCTGGCCAATGAAGAAAAGCGGATCGCTGTTGATGGACTTGAAAGTCGGCCAAAGTCTGTCGCTGGACGGCGGCCGCATCGTTCTGAGCCTGGAAGAGAAATCCGGGCAGCGCGTGAAAATTCGCTTCGTCACGGATGACGGAATTTCGATCGAAAGAACCGGCCGTGAGCAGCATGGCGGTACGGCCAGCGGCGCCAGGCAGGCGCAGCTGGGAACGAAAGTCACCGGCTAGGAAAAAGACTGGCCGGTCGTAGTTGGGCGCAGGACGTGCCTTGTGAAGTGCCTTTTCTTTTATAGGAGGTCTTGCAATGGCACGTACCATCGTCGGGGTCAACGATCCCAAAGCAGTGCAGCGCTTCGCCGGCGTCATGGCCGTCGACGTCGGCCGCACGTCGTATTTCAACAAGAAGTTCATGGGTGTCGGCGAAGCCGCGCAGACCCCGATCCAGCAGCTGATGCACCTGGAGAACGATGCCGGCGACACCATCAGCTATGACCTGGTCATGCAGCTGCGCATGCAGCCGGTCGAAGGTGACAAGACGCTGCGCGGCAAGGAAGAGGATCTGAAGTTCTACACGGACAAGATCACCATCGACCAGATGCGTGGCGGCGTGAACACCGGCGGCAAGATGACCCGCAAGCGCACGCTGAACGACTTGCGTGCACTCGCCCGCAAGCGCCAGACCGAATGGTGGGCGCGGGTATTCGACGAGCTGTTCTTCATGTACCTGTCCGGTGCACGCGGCATCAACGGGGACTACACGTTCCCGACCACCTATACCGGCTTCGCCGGCAATTCGCTGGTTGCGCCGGATGACCAACACCTGATGTACGGCGGCTCGGCAATGTCCAAGGGGAGCCTGACGACGGCCGATAAGTTCGATCTGAAGTTGATCGACCGCGTCGTGGCGCGCGCCTCGACCATGGGCGGCGGCACCTCCGGCATTCCGGCAATCGAGCCCTGCATGATCGAAGGCGAAGAGCATTACGTCTGCGTCATGCACCCGTGGCAGGAATACGACCTGCGCACCAACACCAGCAACGGCCAGTGGATCGATCTCCAGAAGGCCGCCGCTGCCGCTGAGGGTCGGAATAACCCGATCTTCAAGGGCAACATGGGGATGCACAACGACGTCGTGTTGCACAAGCACAAGGCCGTCATTCGCTTCAATGACTACGGCGCTGGCAGCGACGTCACCGCCGCGCGGGCGCTGGTGATGGGCCGGCAGGCAGCCGTCGTGGCATTCGGCTCGGCCGGTACCGGTCTGCGGTTCGACTGGACCGAGGAGACCGAGGATCGCGGCAACCAGGCCGTCATCACCACGAGCTCGATCTTCGGCGTCAAGAAGACCGCGTTCACGATCGATGGCGTCTCCCGCGACTTCGGTTTGATCGTTACCGATACCGCAGTGGCCGACCCGGGCTAATCCAAGCCGGCCCGTTACCGCTGAGGCCGGCATGAAGGCGCCGGCCTCGCAAACCTCGATCTCTCTTTGTAGGAGTAGAAAAAATGGCACTTTTGAAATCCAACATCGCCACTGGCGTCAAGCCGGTGCAAACGCCGATCAGTGGCCTGCTGGCCAAGATGCTGTACGACTATGTCACCACGACCGCTCTGGCTGCCGGCGACATCATCGATCTGGGCCCGATTCCCGAGGATCTGGCGCCGGTCGATTGCATGCTGGTTGCTGAAGATCTGGACACGAACGTCGCGCCGACCATCACCCTGTCGGTCGGCATCCTGAACGATGACAAGTCGGATCTGGCTACGACGCTCATCAGCACCAGCACGGTCGGCCAGGCGGGTGGCGTGGCGCGCGCCACCACGAACAGCACGTACCTGTCTGGCGCATCGTCGTCCGAGCGTCACCTGGGCATCAAGGTGGCCGCCGGCCCGGCGACGGCAGCTGCCGCCGGCAAGAAGCTGGCAGTCGTCCTCGACGTCCAGCCGTAATTCACCGGCGCCCGCGCCGGCTGTGGCCGGGCGCCCATTCGATAGGAGAAATCATCATGTTGGTTCAATCGAAGCTGCACCGCCCGGACGGGACCGTGATCGATTTGCACGGCAAGAAGCACCACTTCAAGCCGAACGATAAAGGCCATCACGTCTGCGAGATCGATGACCCGAAGACTCTGCACCGCCTGGTCAAGGAAATTCCGGAAGGCTACAAGTTGTACGAGCCGGATGCCGTGCTGCCGGCGCTGGCGCCGCGCCAGCAGGAAGATGTGCACCCGCTCATGCAGCAGTCCAAGAACCCCGCTGTGCCGACTACGATGGTCATCAGCAACGGCGAGGAATCGATCGACCTGATGGCGCTCGATATCGAACAGCTGCGCACGCTGGCCAAGGAAACATTCGATCTCCGGATCCACCACAAATGGAGCGACCAGACGATCCGCGAAAAGATCGTCGAGGCCACCCGCAAGCCGGAGTAAGCAGCGATGAAGTCATGGATGGATTTCTACGATTACTACCTGGCGCAGATCCCGGGCTGCACCTATTTCGCTGCACAAAATGCCCTGCGCATGGCAGCGCAGGAGTTTTGCGACAAGGCGAAGGTATGGCGAGTGACGATGGATCCGGTAATCACGATTGCAGGGGTATCCATCTATGACTTCGATCTGACGTCCGATCAGGAACTGGTCAAGATTCTGTCGGCCAAGATCGACGGCCAGCCGATCGATCCGTTGGATGACGCCAAAGCGGACGCACCGTGTGTCCAGGGCGTGCTGGCGCTCAATCCACGTGAATTCATGCTGCGGCCCGATTCGGACCCCGGCATGAGCCTCGTGCTGAGAGTGGCATTGAAGCCGTCGAACACGGCGCGCGGCGTCGAAGACTGGATATACGGTTCCTACGCC